AAGAAATCGTAAACGCAAAGCTTCGTCATGAGCCATTTGTTGATACTTAACTGCTTGTTCTGGAATTTTGAGAGATTCAGTATCGAGCTGGGTGTGGTCAACAGATTTATCTTTCTCAAGCATAACTTTTATATCTTCAATTTTCATGTATATACTATAACATATCTAAATTGAAAATACAAGGAAAAATATCAAGTAAATTTCTCAATATTAAACATCCCTTTAAAATTGAATGTAGCATCTACAATAATAGGTTCAAGAGCTGATACGGATGTATCGAATTGTACGGAACTTAGAGATGTTGGAAAAACATCATTGAAAGTAACTTTATAATTTGGATTTGACTTATTTGTTTGGAGCATAATATCCATATCTGAAAACATACTTTCATATTCAGATACTTCTGAGGCTGGTTTTAATGTTTTAAATTGTTCGTAATCTCTCGGAAAACCGAGAGCAGTTAACCAACTATATATTTCCAGATAATTTTGCATATCTTCATCTAATATAAAACTGATATTCATGGCCTCAAAAGATAGAGTATCACCCTCAACTGGTAAATTCATAAACGGCATAGGTTGAAAAGTATCACCAAGAATTACAGCAGGAATATTAACTCTTTGACAAAAATATTCAACATTAGGTAATCTTGAAAAATTAACTTCAAAACTAACTATATTAAGTTGATTAATATTAGATGGTTGTGTAGTGGTAAGTTTGGTCATTATTTATTCTCTGTAAGTATCTCTGCGTCTTTTGGAACTTCTGTAAGCATTTCTACTTGTTCCATATCTTCTTCTTTTATATCTTCGATCTTAACATCTTCACGCATAGCTAATTTACGTTTATACCATAACTGTGCTTCTTTAAGCTTTTCTTTGATTTCCATTTTATTTCTCCAAAAGAATGGTGAGGGAACAAACGCAGCTGTTCATTTGTTCCCTCTATTCAAAAACAGAGTATTTACTCTGTATAAGTATTTATAATACTTTACAATCATCTACTATATGAAAATTAATCAAAAAGTAATAGGATTCTTTATTTTTCTGCATCTTGGTGCATTACTGGCTCTATTTCCCTCTACATTCTGTTGGAGTGCTGTTGCATTAATGTTGGTTATGTATTGGCTGACAGCATCTCTTGGTATATGTTTTGGTTTCCATAGATACTTAACTCATAGAGGAATGATGCTACCATTATGGCTAGATTATACTCTTGTGTTTTTAGGTACTCTCGCATGCCAAAACGGTCCGATTAAATGGGTAGGTCACCATAGGATGCATCACCAATTTACAGATACAAAAAATGATCCACATAATGCTAATCGTGGATTTTGGTGGTCACATCTTGGATGGATGTGTTACACTCAAGATAAATTTGATAATCCTGAAACCATACAACGATATACCAAAGACATACACAATAACAAATTCTACCAATTCTTAGACAATCACTTTATTAAAATACAAGTAGCTCTTGGTATTTTATTCTATTTACTAGGTGGTATCTCTTGGGTTGTATGGGGAATCTTTGTTCGATTAATATTAGTATATCATGCAACTTGGCTTGTCAATAGTGCTTGTCATATGTTCGGTTATAAAAACTTTGAAATAGAAAACGATTTATCCACAAATTGTTGGTGGAGTGCATTATTAAGCTTTGGTGAAGGTTGGCATAACAATCATCATGCATATCCTAAAAAAGCTAAGCATGGATTAAGAAAACATGAACTTGATTTTACTTGGATGTTTATATGGTTTCTTTATAAACTAGGATTAATAAGTAATTTGAAAACTTAAACCAAAACCGACATACATACTATAACATAAAGAAAACCCCAATGCAAGGAAAAAGTTGATAAAAATCAACTAATTCATTGAGCAGGGCATCCATACATTTTCATGCTTATGATAGTGAATATTGCCATCACATCCAAACCATTCAGAAGCCTTTAATGCTTCTTCTGCTGTCTTATATGTATGAGCAAACAAGTCTTTAGATTGAACAACACCTTCAGGTGGAGGATTTCGACCTCCCCACATATCCATCGGACCTCGACTACCTTCTGGTTTCTTGATTGTGAGTTTACCATTTTCTTCTACAAATACACTCAATGATTCATAGAATGCTTCTTTTCCTCCATAACCTACAAGACGAGCAATTTCTTCTTCATCCCACACAACAAATGTTGGTGTATTACGAATTGGTTGTAAACGACCGTCATCAAGAGCTCTTGCTACCCAAAGAGGCATTGGTTTATCCATACTCAAAACTTTCAATGGAAGATGTTTTGCATATTCAGATTCGTGATATGTTGGTTCTACTTCTCTAAGAAATTCTTGACAATAACTGCACTTAGGATTACTGAACATTACTAATTCAGCAGCTGCAACTGGTAGGGCAATTAACAAAAACAAACAAGCAAGTAATAATTTTTTCATGTTATCTCCAAATAAAAAAAAGAGGGATGGGGAAAAGTCCCCATCCCCCCAATTTAAGTAAACAACCAATCTTACATAAGATTCGTAACTTTAACTTTACGATAGTAAGTATTTGTTGAAAGACTCGTAAATGGATTAGAAACAAAACCATACCGAGTCTTGAAAGCAATCTTCGGCTGGAATGTATCTTCACCCATCGCACGAACCATTTGTAGTGGAACATACGGACAATAGAACATGCCGGCATCATAAGGAGAGGTTCCCTTATAACCAACACAAAGCATATGCTCATTTACATGAACATAATACGGATCAACGAAAACTTTCATTCCGTTAATTGTTCCTACCATTGTACTAACATGCGTATCATTGTTTACACTACCCTGCATAGCAGGAGCGTAATCAAGAATACCAGCCATTGCCAATGCGGAAGCTACATCATTAGTTGTAATGATAAAGTTGCCTTTACCACGGCGAGTTGCAATAGAAATAGCATTTGCTTCTCGTTCAATATGATATAACAATCCTTTAAATTTCTCAACCATCCAACGACCGTTAGAGTCAGTATTCAGGTCAAAAACACCAGCAGCAGTTGTAGTACCAGCTACAGCACCAGCGGTTGCACCAATATAAATTTTACGAATAACTTCGCGATTGATTTCAGACAAAATCTCTGTAGAAAGAATATTCGCTAATTCTGTTTCAGCATCCAAACCATGTACGGCTTTTAGATACTGAGCGAGTTCTGTTGAATACTCAGCCTTGAGAGCTCGAGTCGTTGCTGTTACAGAAGTTTTCTCAATCGTGAATGCCATAGCGTTCAACGGATTCGTACCATCACCCATTGCTTCACCATATGCAGTCGTAGTACCTTCACCAGTTGTCCATGTGCCATCAAACGGATTGTTTGTAGCATCCATTGCGACATGAGGATCAGGTGTATTGTCACTTGATTGACCAGTTTTAGACTCATCAAACAATGCTTCTCCACCACCCTGCGTATCGTACTTAGCCTTCATAGCAAAAATAAGTCCTGTAGGACCTGTCATTGGCTGAACACCACATACGTCATAGGCAATCATCTGAGGCATTGCTCGGCGAACCAACGAAATCAAAATCGGATCCCATTTCTTCGGGAAATTTCCAGATGCCATATCGCCAGCACTATTCACCGGAGCAGCTTCAGAAAGAAACTCATCCTGATTCTGCAAAAGGCGTCTAGTTACATCTCGCTTATATGGGTCTTTAATTTCAGGAAGATCAGGATGCTCCATTACAGGCTTCCATCTTTCCTTAATTTCTTCAGATAAATACATTTTTATCTCCTTAGTAATTTAAAATTTTAATTAACAAACTTCACATTCACTTTATCCATATATTTAAATAAGATTAACTAACTTTTTTGAAATTAGATATTGCAGCCATAACACTATCCATTGAACCATCACTTGTTCCATCGGTTACCTTTTTATTAGTTGCCGCAGTTTTCTTATTGTCATCCAGTTTCTTGTCTGATTTAAAGTAACTGTTTTTGATAATATTCAGTTTTTCTTTATACTGCTCATCTGATTCATAATCGACATCTT